CTCTATAATAAGTAGGGCATCATTATATTCTGTTGCTATGGAAACCAACATATTTCCAAAATCTTTGGTATTTATTCTACCTTTGTATTCTGCTACCTGAGTTAAACTTTCCAACTCAATAACGTGGAATGCAGAATAGTCTGCTGAATCTCCACGACCAACATCAGCACATACGATATAATCTTTATTGTAGTTTGGTTGTTCCCAAACCCACATATTACTATCGATACCTCTTTTTTCTACTGGTTCAATACAATGTGATTTTCTTAATTCTTCTAATAACATAGCGTCAATCACACCTGTTCCTGATGTTAAGAAGTCACAATCACATTCTTGAGTAGCTCCACTTGGACCTAATAAAGTATCTTGTTCTTTTCTCCACTCTTCACCTCTATCCGGATGAACCGTCCAATGTAATTTAATTGGATTGAACATACCACGAGCGTCTTCCGCATCTACCCAAGTTTTATGGAACCAATTACCCACACCATTAGGTGTTGATAACGCAATACAACTACCACCAGTAGTCAATGTAGATTGTGCTGCTGTCCAGATTTCATCAATTTTATCAATGAATGCCGCCTCATCTAATATCAATAATGATAGAGCTTCTGAACGAGCTGCTTCTGGACCAGAAGATACCGCTTTAATCTGGGAACCATTCATATATCGTAGGTTCAGTTTGTTATCTTCAACACATCTTTGTTTCAACCAACTCGGTAAGTTTGCGTGCATAACACGAACTTTCGTTACCAAGTTTTTTGCTACTTCTTGTTTCGTTGCAATCACCAAAACATTTTTGTCTTGATGAAAAGTCATCATCCATAAAGCATAACCTGCTGTCAATGTAGATATTCCTAACTGACGAGCTTTTAAAATAATGTTAAACCTATGGTCTTTAAATTCGTGAACTGACTTTTCTTGGAAATCATATAGTTCAAAAGGTATTTTGCCTCGAATCGGGTGTTGTATCATACAATACTTTTTCATAAAATACGCAGGGTCTTGTGCGGACTTTATATATTCTTGTTTGATTACTTCTTTTATTTGTTCTGCCATTAGTCTACTATTTGACCTGCTAATTTAACTGAAGTAGCAGTCAAAGCTACTCCGAATGTAAAGTATAACCATTTGTTTTCATACCATTTAGGTTGAACGAGTTTTACTTTTT